CTGCTATTTTAGTGGTATTTTGCATGTATTCATTTCCTCCCAAACAAACCAAAGAGAACACACTCCTAATTGGTTTGAGCAAAACAGCGACGCTGTCATCAGGAGAACTGGTAGGCATAGTCAATAGATTGATAATTTGTTTGTGATATAACGTTCGACTCTCTCATGGTGTACGTGCTTAAAATGTCGTTATCTGTAATTTCTCCAGTGATGTTCTGAACCACATCAATGAATCGAAGTACAAAATTCTTGTCCGGTCTTTCACCAGGGTCAAGCGCCAAATCAGCCTCGTGCAAAATGTGCCATGGCAATTTCTTGTAAATACCATGCTTTGAAAGGTTGAACATAATTCGGTTCACGCAAACCACTGCCTCCATTTGTTCCTCATTGAGTAAATCATACAAGTTGTCTCCCAACATATAATTGTGCGCAAACAACTCAAAATAACCATATGCTATCTCGTCTTTCTTGCCTCTTTCCAACTGTCCAACTAATCTTTTGTAAAGTATTATCGGGTCCTTCAAGAGGACCCCTTTTGAAATAAGGAATGAACAGAACTCACCGATGTTGCTCTGAGACCTCTTCTCCTTGCAATGATCGTATGGTTCCCATTGTGCCCACTGGGGGCTAACGAATAGTCCAGCTAGTCTCAGTATGTCATCTCCAGATCCAGCTATTGGTTCGCCGTATTTTATGTCGTATTTTAAGCACTCTCGTGCCATAGTGAATATTGTGTTTATGAGCCAAGTGAACAATTCTCCTGAGAATGTCATGATGGCAAAATGCATGCTCCTTGTTTTGAAATCTGCTTTGTCTTTTGTGTAATCCTCGATGAGATCCTCTGGTATACCATACCGCCTCATCAATCTGGTCATCAAAACCACGGCTCCGCCACGGACTGAACCATCAAGGCCACTGATGTCCAATATTTCGAACGAATCACCACGCATCATTCTCCCGAAATATTCTCTCATTTGGTTTATGCTTTTCTTAGCGTGTAAATATACATGATCTGGCAAATCTGCTAATATCCTGTCAAGCAGAGTAACTCCTACCCAGCCAAATTTCATTAAGTATGCGTCCGAGCGCACCAATATTGTTTGCAATGGCTTGGCCACTGTGGCTCCCAAATCTTTCATTTTCCATTGGGTTTTCGCGGTTAAGAAATCTGCATATTCTGGTTCCGATCTGTTTAAAGACATTTTCTTCAAGTTTTCTGACCTGTCAGCTCTCCGGCCCTCAAATTCTTCTTGAGCTCTCTCTTTCTCCATCGGCTCCAATGGTTTAATGTCGTCCGGGTTCCAGCCCCATGACTTGCAAAGCGCTTCCCAGAGCGCATTTCCGTATGGTGTTTCATCCATTATTTCTTGCATGTTCTCATGGAAATTTCCCCTTCTTATTCTCTGTTGAACTCCAGCTTTGAACGAAGCTTCATCCTTCGCCTTTTGGTCCTGGCCAAAGTTTAATGCCTTAGGCATGTAAAGGTCCTGCCTCTCATCATAAGGAGTTGCTTCAAGCATCTTCATCACATGATGAGGTTTGAGTTTCTCTTTTTTTGCCATATTTTTGATGATGTCAAATCTGTTTGCTTTGAACATATAAGTATCCGGCTTCTGTTCTGAATAAAGTGACTTGAAAGACAACTCAGCATCATATCTCTCAATGACTTCTGAGTAATGCTTTTCGAATAAATGCGTCTCTTTAGCGACAGGGAGATGAGTCGGTATCTTCGCTTCTTGAGGCAAAGTATCCAACACACCTTCTTCGCGAACGTTTACTCTTTCATAGCCTAAAATGAACGGCTTGAAAGTGTACGCTTCTTTATACGCAGGTTCATCGAAATACAATTGTCTTGCTCCCACTCTGGTCTCATCCGGATCTATGTAATGCTTTTTGTAATCGAAATTCATGAATTGACTTATGAAGGCTTCGTTTTTGATTTTGTCGGGCGGCCCTGCCGCAATTTGTTCCACATCACCTAATGGTTCACCGAGAACTTCCTCAATGCTGTAACTCCATTCAGGTTTTATCCTAACGACATCTCCCTTCCTATATGTTTCCCTATATCTGTACAACAGTCTAAGGATCTTATTTTCGTTTATAAGTCGATCAGTGTGTGCGTTTTGCGCAAAAGCACTAATGATTATCACATCTTTGCCACGAGTCAAAACCGTGTGTAATAATCTATAATCCAGTCCGCTCAGCACTGCTTGATCCAATTGGACGATGGTGATTTCGCAAGATATACCTTGACTGCTTGCGTAAGTTCCAGTCTCCCTCGCCAGCAATTGCTCGCCCCATCCTGCACCTACATGTGACGCATAAAAAGTTTCTGTTTTCTTCCATCTCTCTTCCAAATCGCCATGTTTTGCTTTCGGGAAATAAACAATCAAGTCGGTCCAGTTCTTCGGGACTGTTTCACCAAAATGGAAACTGCCTCCATGATTGTTGTAGGTTATGTACCTGCAGAAGTTTGCTATGTTTGGCCCGAATCGCCAAGTCCCACGTAAATATCTGTTTGCGTACTTCGCCAACAGTTGGGCGTTGCCCATTATATTATCGTCATTCAATAACGTTTTAGTGGGGTTGTGCCATCTCGATTGATATCTGTCACAACAAAACACGAACATTGACACCCATGGGAACAGCAACGCAACGACGTCAAAGTAACCTTTCGGGTACTTATCTTCGTCGAATACCATCACCCATCCCCATGTTCCTCTGGCTATTGTGACTTCGAAAGTTGTCACATAAGTAGAAGGAGTTCCACTTTTCTTACCTGGAAGTGGATCTCTAACTGCTATTTTGTCACGCCAATCATGTGCCAAATCATTCACCGGAAGTGTTATGTTGAAACAGTTGTCTGTATGATAAAACTTATTTCTCAATATTTTCTGCAAACCACTTGATTTCCTGCATCCTGCCTCTCCTTCAATGATCACAAACCTACGCACTTTGGGAGACATCTTTTCAAAAGATGAATCCCAACTTTTCAGTGTCTCG